CAGTCCAACGACATGGAGTTGGCTGACATTCCCTGATTAAAAGAAAGTACAACCATAATCGTTCCGTTCCAAAAATGGAAACAATTTGACCAGGCATCGCGAAGTGGTAGCCGTTTCGGATTCTTGAAATTCTTTTCAATGGGTGCTTTCCGTCCAACATAATAGTGAGTGCCTTCCACATAACCCCATGAAGATAAGGCGTGGCATATAGCGGGTAAGGTATTGCCCCAGGCTTTTGCATAAGTAGGAGAGATAAGCGCACCGGTGGAACCGGGCATCGCCCAAACGTTCCGCAGGATAAAGCGTGCATCTATCCCCTCAGACTTACCGGTTCCACGTGCAGCCACAATGTATTCGTCATGAGCTGAAACAGCCATAGCATCACGCTGAGCTTTGTTGAAGAACTTCTTTACAGGTTCTTCAAAACTATGCAATTGATCAGGAGCAGGCAGCACGTTATTCATTACTTTTCAGGAATTATATCTTCAGCATTTTTCAATAGGTTGCCTTTGAAAAGGGCACGGAAATTCTTTCTCTCGTCTTCCAAATTCTCAATTGGTTGAATACCATCAAGCAAGGTAATATCGTCTGAAGGCTCAAAGCTCGGTGGAAACATTTGTTCCCAATCGAAAGCGTCATCGTCTTTATCCGCCCGGGTGTATTTGCCAATCTTGTCTAAGTTGGCCGCCATACCTTTGGAGTCTTTCTGTGTTTTGGCTACCTCATAGCCTTCTTTCGCACCTTCCACAATCATGTATCGATACCAGGCTTTTGAAGCAAGTTGAATGTTGCCGACAATTTTTGTCAGTGCTGCAACATCACGATAGGCTTGTGTTTGGGAAACCACAGGGCACGAACCACCACAACCATTCATAAGATACCGAACCATTTCACTGTCAAGCATCAAAGGATTTTGAATGCGTTTTGAAACACACAACATCAATCGTTCTTTAATCTCCAACTGTTTAGGCGTAAGACTACTGACCGCAATTTCTTTCGATTCAAATAAATGCTTTTCAATTATTTCGTACACACTTAATTCGCCAGCCATAGTCTTACATTAATTGTTCACGGATAAATTTCTCGGCAATAGGTTCAGCAGCAGGGCTGCCATGTTTAGCCAGTTTGATAATGGTCTTTTGTAATTCCAATTTTGTTTTCAATCTTCCTTTTTGAAAAGCCATATATAGTGCAGAATTCACATGCGTATTACACTGTTCAACAAACGAATCAATTTCATCGGCAGGTAATTCAATCAGTATGGCAATTTCTTTCGGTGGCATTAATGCTTCCGACATTTCTTCCACCAAAGCCAGTTGTTCATCAGTCAAGTTCATACGGAATTGCTTCGTTATACATTTTATCAAACATAGAATTGAAAAAATCAAAGTGAGTACCGGCACTAAAATAGAATCCGGCTTCATACCTTCGTGGTTGGTTCAGGTTGGAACTCCCGACAATGCCAAAGGCGTGCGTATTGCTTTTTACCAATAGTATTTTGGAGTGATTGCTATCAATACGAATACTTGGAGTGATATTCGAGGCAAACAACAACAAATCCAATTTGTGGCGTTTGACAGTCATGTCAAGCACCATCGTCAGTTCACTGATAGATCCGTTTTCGACCAAAAAGAAAAGTGGTCGTAAACTGTCTTCTGAAATACTGAAGGTTGCAATTTTGATTTCAGCCGTTCCAATTTGCTCTAACAAAATGGGCAATACGTCATGTATTGCCCATTCTCCTTTGTGTATGAAAGGCTCAATTATTCCCGGGCGCAATGCACTTGGGAATAATTGATTAAACAGTTGTTTGTTCATCCGCTGGAGTTACTAAGGCTTGCAGTTCTGCAAGTTCTTTTTCGTATCCGGCAACTCTTGATAAAGCATTTTGCTTTATGGTTTCGCGTTCTGCTTTATCGGCAGTTTCAAGAGAACATTTTATGTTCTCCTTCAATTGAAATATTCGCCTTGCCATTTGCATACCTTTTACCAATGTGTCGTCCGAATACGCACTATCTTCCAATACAGGTTCAACCGTTTTGCCTTCCGACCAGGCGTCAATGGCATCCCATGCCAAACGTCTTTCGTCGTCCAAATCACAAAGTTTTTTTGCCAGGCTTTTACGGGTGTTCGGGTGTAATTCTTCCACTGATATGTCAGCGTGCAAACTTGCCATCAATGGCGTGATTGCTTTTACGCGGTCATATAGCTTCTTGATATCCTCCGGTAGATTGTCATACTGCACAATCGAAATTCCTCGTTTTTCTTTGAGGTTTTCCAATTCAGTTTCTAATGCCAGCAGTTTTTCTTCTGCTTCAGTCAGGGAAACAACAGCAGTGTTATCTTCAATCTCAGTCGATTCAATCTCTTTTGATTGCAGAGTTTCGATAGTTGCTTTCAAGGTTGAAATTTCAGCTTCTTTGGCTGCAATTTCTTCTTTGTTGTCAGTTGCAACAGCAGCAACCAATAATGTCAAATCTTTGAAAGCTTCCGGATTGATACGCATTTTGTTTTCAATGTCGGAAACCTTATTAATCAACATGCCGAAATGCATATCGAACTGTTCCGGTTCACCTTCGACAGCAGAAAAATACTCACCGTATTTCTTTTTGATTTCGGGAGCAGCTGCCGTTTTGAAAATTGCCAACCCGTCAGCGTATTTACGCTTCGGGTCGGCTAACCATTCTTGAATTGTTTTTAGCATACTTGTTTAGATAACTGAAGTTAGAGCATCAATGTCTATTGGTGTGCCCAAATAAATAACCGGGGCAACTGAATCTGCCGTAAATGTAAATTTGAATCCACGTCTATCAGCACGAGCCATACCGCCATCGTATGCCGGTTTAATATGGCAAGGTAAATGTGGTTGACCGACCATGATTTGTTTGCCATCCATATCTTCCAATACCAGATAGCCCGGAACATTATTTACCTGACGGCAGAAAGCAGCATATTCCATTTTGGAACCGGCACGGAAAAATTCACCCGATTGAGCGAAACTTTGTCCTTCAATTTCACCTTGGTTTGCTGCATCATATTTGACAGTTTTGTCGGTACATTGAATAAATTTGGGTTTGTCTCCAACTGTTTTGAAAACAAATGCACCGGCAGCAGTTACGCCATCAGCATCAGCAACAATGACTGGAGGCAATTTTGGAACAGCACTTACAGAAGCTAATGGAATAAACAAAACAAATGCTTTGTATCCTGCCATATTATCACTTCCATCTGGCCAGGTAAGAGGGTCTGAATTGAATTTCATAATATATTCTTTTTGAAAATTTGTGTAGATAATAAGTAGAGAGAAAAGCCGATTTCCGTTTGAATAATCGGCTTTTCAGTTTTAGGCTTTCACGTAGTCGCCAGCGAGGTTCAAGCCTGTATTTACCTGCTCGTTTGTGCGGAATACTTTTTCGTGTACATCGCGAATACGAACTCCGTAAGCGGCTTCAATCCAAAATTGAACTTCGTTTGGATCCTCAAAAATGTTACGCACCTGCATGAATTGATTGGATCTTCCGGTATTGAAACCAATATCCATATTTCCTACTTTCTGCAATACTAGTTTTGAGCCAGTTCCCAACGCTTCGTGTGTTGAGAAAAGAAGTCCGGGGCAGAATGCATCGTCGCGAACTGATTGCAGCACTTGTTCCATGCTAGGATAATCAAACATGCGAAGTTTTTTACGCATAGCATTTCGAACTGCTTTCAGTACAGCTTGCGAAAGTAATAACTGTGGTGTTCCACCTTGAGAGGAGCGAAGCATCGGGTGTGAAGAGCCAATCCAATCCACCAATTTTTCATAGGCGGTATAGTCGGTATCGTTCGCCGGTTCTGCAAATGCACCTGTGTTCACTAAGTTCTTTTGTCCGGCAGCAATATAACCTTCCGTTACGAGCATATCCATAGCAGGGAAAAATCCTGTGAAAGCAGTGGCCGGTGAGAATACGTTTTCATCGCGTTCAGCGAAGAACAACGAAAAAACAACATCTTCAGCATGTGATCTTACCTCGTCTTGCACAATCATTTGTTCAAGCGGGTGTTTCTTACTTTTCAAATCCAAGGTTGAGCCTGCCGAAACCAATACTTTTTTGTCCTGGTAATTCAGGATATTGTCTTTGGTTTTCGATACAATCAATTCCGGTTTCAAAGCACTTTCGTAGAATTT